CTAAACTTCCGTTTTGCACCCAATCTCGTGCTAACAGCATTGCTGAATAAAAGTTATCTGTTCTGGGACTAGGGCAAACCACTGTGACTGCATTCCAAAGCAAGTAACGCAGATCAGTTGTCATGGTCTTTTGACTAGCATAGACATAGACTGCACCCTCAGCAAATATGTCTTGGTTGACTAAATCTCTTGCACTGAGGTCAATGACAACATCGTATTTGCCTTGAGCCTCTGTGACCAATCTATCTTGCCAATAGTCTTGATTATGTGTGCCTAGGACTTCTACCGTGAACTCTAAATCTAAGTTCTTGATTGTTTGGTCAATGACACGAGCCAAAAAGCCTGTGCCGTTTATCAGCAGTCTACCATGTTGGTGCTGTTTGATTAATTCCAGACTTTGTGTAACGCAGTTAATACCACAGGCCACAGGCTCTAAGATGTATTTTGGATCTGCTTCAGGCACAACAACATATTCATGAAGACGCACACAATATTGTTCTGCATAGGCTGGCTCGCCTCTAGTAGCCACATAGTCCCCGATTTTAACATCTACAACATCTGTTCCTAGTTCTATGACTTGTGCAAGGCCTTCATGTCCCATCATGTCGATAGGCAAAGGACCAAATTCTCCTTGCATCATGTCTATGTCACTGCGACAAATGCCTGTGTAGACACTTTGGACTCTAATCTCTGTGCTTTTGGGACTAGGACACACCCAGGGCTGTTCTTCAAACTTGCCTTGTCCACTAGTGTATAAAACTGTTAGACTGTGATCATTTTTTGAATCCATAGATCCTGAGTCCTTTCTTTGTTCCAAAATGCTTGATTGTTGTAGTTCTGCATGGCTGTTTCAATCATACGAGCATACGCATCTTCGGGACACAATCCTAGTTCTACAAAATGATTGCCAAAATGTATGCCTATGTCTGTGTGCGTCATACTACGCCAATCTGCACGAACATGATACTGTCGCTGTCTGTTTAATGTGCCTGAGATTTCGTAACGATCATCTACATCATAACGGCCATTTTCTTTAATTTGGCCATAGGCAGTTGTTGTGAGGTCATTCAATCGCCAATTTCTAAATATAATAGGTTGGCTCCAACTGATGTTTTTATAGTCCTCTTCTATTACTGCAAGTAAACTAAACAAGTGAGGAGCCAAATCTCTGCTAACACCTCCAAATGCTAGATCTTGGTCAGTGAACCAACTGCCCGGACTAGGGACTCGATCATAGTTAATCCAATGCAAGTGTATATTCCGGCACTCGCTTGCCAATGCTTTTATTTCCTCTATGTTGCTTCTGTATTGATTGTTTTTGGTCATTGTAAATCTAGCGTCAGGAAATTCATCTTGTATGCTAGACCAATGTGCAGAACTAGCAAACCCTGGCTTCTCTACAAAAACGATTTTTGTATTGACTGCGGCCTGTCGTGCTAGTGCATAATGACTGTAATTTGGAGTGCAGATGTGTGCAGTATCAAATTCTATGTTTATAGTCTCTGCAATAGTTTTAAAGTCCGCACTCGCGTTATAAGGGTCTACTGTGTAAACTCTGTGACCCATTTGTTCTAAGATTGTTTTGTAGACTCGGCCAAAATTACCAAGACCTACTACTAGGCTGTTTTTCATTTTAAGTTCCTTTTTACTTTGTTGTATTTATTGTAAGCAAAAAACAGCGCACTCGAAAAAGAATGCGCTGTTGTTGTTTGTTTATCTGCGTTCGTTGCCAAAACGGAAGCAGTATTGTGCGGCCATTTTATTTTGTTCTTCAACACTTAGACCGTGCATTTCCTCTCTGTATCCGGAAATGAATACACTGTGTTGGTCTGCTAAGTTTTTGGCCAACTGTTTAATGTTTTCAAAACTATCTTCAGATAGGCCTTTTGTAATACACAGATCATAGTGTGTATTAAATTCGGGAGTTGCTTCCATTAGACCAATTCCGATATTTTGGTCATGCTTTGCAAAAGCGTTTTCTACTGTTTCAAAATCTAACATATATTTTCCTTTAAGTTAAAAAATATACACTGCATTATTGCTGTGTATGTGTTTATTATACGGCCAAAATACATTTAGGTCAACCGAAATTTTGTTGTATTTTTACAACGGCCGCACTCGTAATTTTTGCTCGAAAAAAAAGCGCACTCGAAAAAGAATGCGCTGTTGCGTTAATTACACAATAGGAGTGCCGATGCTAACCATCCCATCTTTTTCGTAAAAACGAGCGCACAAGGGCATTACAATAATGGGACGGTCTATGTTTTCGTTAGTAGGATAAGTTATTGCAATAGGCTCTTGCAAAATTTTGTTAATGTTTAGAAAGGGTTTGCTGTTTACTAGTTCGGAAATACGTTCGACAACACAATCGTGCAAATCTTTAGATTCATTTTCTTCGAGGTCTTTGTAAAACATTGCAAGACTAGGACTGTAGACGAATGCTTTATCGTCTACAGTAGAGATAACTGTGTAATCTACTTTGTTTTCAGTTACTTCGAACCACTGACCGCACTCGCGCAACTCTTGCACATAGATATCGGCCATTTTTTTTGCACGACGATTTTGTTTGTTAAAAATGTTAAGCATAGAATCCTCTTTGTTAAAAATGTAATAGCACTATTGCTACTACAAAAACAATTATACAACCAATTTGTCTAAGAGTCAACATCTAATTGTGCAGGTGTTGTTTTTATGCAACACCCGCACTCGTTGCAATTACATCTCTTCGTCGAGATCTTCATCGTCGTCTATTGCGTATTGCGTATACTTTGCAATAAGTGTTTTGATCTCTGCTTGTCTCTCTAGTGTGCAATGCTCGCTAATGCGTTCTAGTTCGAGGTCATGAATCATTTGTGCATAACTTTTGTCGGGAACAGCGCCTACATACATAAAAATCTCCTTAAGTTAAAAAATATACACTGCATTATTGCTGTGTATGTGTTTATTATACAACTAAACGCACTCGATGTCAAGTAGTTTGTTGTTGTGTTTTTGCAACATCTAAGCGTTGCTTTGCAAGTTGTTTGCTTAGATACTTTAAGGGAATAGTTGACCAAGTGTTAAGGTCATTTTGTGTAACTGTAATGTTATGCACTCGACAAAACTCGATGTGTTGTGCAATAATGTTGCTTTTGCTGTAACGCATTTTGATCTCTCTCTAGTTAAAAATGTAATAGCACTATTGCTACTACAAAAACAATTATACAATAAAACGCACTCGATGTCAAGTGCTAAAATGCAAGTGTTGTTTTTACGCAACACTCGCACTCGTTAAAATGCGCTTGTTTTTTGCATTACTGTAGAGTAATGTTAAACTGTTGCAGTTCTTGTTGTGCTTGTTTAACTTCAATTGCAGTCTCTAGCGCATTGCTGTAAACATTAGCGTCGTCTTGTGTTAAACTATACGCATTTTTACGCATAATTGTCTTCATGCTTTTTTCTACTGCATTTGCTTGCTTTTTTGTAAGGCCTACAAAAGCATACTCGTCGGCCTCAATTACTGCACAGTCAATTGTTAGGCCTGCATTATAACGCTTGTTTGCGTAGTTAATAATCTCAATACACAGTTGTGTGTTTTGCATTTGCATTTTGATCTCTCTAAGTTAAGTTTTATACACTGCACTATTGCTGTGTATGTGTTTATTATAGTGCATTTTGGCCTCGCTGTCAACAACTTATTTGTTGTATTTTTACAACTGTTGTATTTTAGCAACAACTGATGTTTTGCACTATTGCTAAACAGTGTCACTATTGTATGGCCAAAATATGCTACTGTCAACTGTGTTTTTATACAGTGTTGTTTTTATGCAACATCTGAGTTAGTCAGTGCTTACTAACATAATGACCTTAAAGTTTGTAGGGTCTTTTGCACTCTTTTTGTGCGTGTTGTATTTTAACAACAACTGCAAAAAACACTTGACCTAAACACAGTTTGGCCGTATAATTGTTTTTGTAGTAGCAATAATGCTGTTACAAAACTTAACTTAAGAGAGACCAAAATGCAAAAAACATCATTTGTTATTCGTGCAATTAACAAAAACAATGACCCCACCCCATATTTTTACAGTCACACAAACAATGTAAAACAACGCATTAAGCGTATTAAAGAGACACTAGCACAAGACACAGTGCCCTACACACACATGGCCCCATTTAAAGGCCAACAAGACGAACTTACTTTTGAAGTCTACAAATATGCGTTTACATTGCAGTATGACAGCAAAACTGACCGTTTTGTAAAAGTTTAACACAACACTAGCGCACTTTTAAACGAGTGCGCTTTTTACCAAAATACTAGACACAAAAGTGTTTTGGCCGTATAATTAACACATCGACAGCAACTTAGAGGACTTAAAATGGCAAAACGCAAGTATCAATCTACTGACCTATATTTCTTTACGCCTATGGCAGTTTACATTAGTCTGCAATGCGGCTATGGGTGGTTCTATGGGCGCAAAGCACCTAGTCATCAAGAGACTGACTTGTTGATTCTTGAGAACATGGGCAATACGCACACAGTAGACGAATGGAAAAACATTTTGTGTGACTGCATTCGCAAGCGTAAAAGTTATGGCAGTAAAAATCCAAACACAAATTATGCTGATTGGGCAGGCAGTCACTACTTTAGTTCAATGGTTCACAAAGGCTTTTTGATTAAAGTATGAAAACTGTTTTGATTTTAATTACTTTGCTTTTGTCCGGGTGCGCCGGCAGTCAACAAATTGCACAAAGACATTGGGACTCAATAAAGGGTCCGGGTGTGAGCAATAGTTTTGCCACCGGCGTTTACACACAGACTATTCAAGTAAATGGTCAAAGTTTTCAAGTCACACAGCCATATTCTAGGTGATTTTTTTGTCTTGACATAAATACATTTACAAGAGGAATCGATATGGCAAAACATTATGCAGTAATCAAACAAGAACAAAAATGGTCAAAGCATGGAGGTCATGTTACAGAGATCACAATGGTAGGGTTAGATGACAGACTGCCCTACACTACATGGATTGATCCAATGAACATGAACAACAAGTATTGGCAACATATTCTACGCACACCCGAACATGGATTTATTCTAAGTGGTCTGAAGAAAAAGAAAATGAAAGACCGAGACGATGTTATAAACGCGGACTCAAAGCCCGTTATTGCTTGGGAACATACTAGTCAAGACGAAATGATTGACATTATCATGGACGAGTGGCGTAGACAGGACAGCATCAAACGTCCTAGTTTTGAAGACTTTTTTAGAGGTGACAATGACTAAACGAGGACCAAGACCCTCAGCGTGGCGCAGTGGCCCTGACCCTGTGCTTCATGCCATGTATCGTTGTTGGATACAAGCAAAGAACCAAGCAAACTTTCGTGGTGAAGAGTGGACTATTACATTTGAAGACTATCAAAGTCTATGGAAGGAACATTGGGCGCATAAAGGCCGCACACGCAATGACTACTGCATGACACGCCAGGATGACGAGGGTGCATGGGAGTTAGGCAATGTTGAAGTCCTACCACGCTATGAGCACTTTAGTCGCAGTGGCAAGAAACGCAATGAAGCCAGGTGGGGGAGCAAAAAGTGACAAGAATGTTTGACAAAATGCCTGATCCATATTTGGAATTACAAACACTTAGACAAACAGTCACTGTTCAACAACAACAAATCACTGAACTGCAACACTATTTGGAAGAGGCCAGCAAGCACATTAATCAACACGCTAAGTTAATCAAACAGATAACTGAGCAAAACACAGAAATACTGTTACTGTGGGCAAATACCACCAGTAATTTTAACAACAAATAAATATAGTATCAATTAGGATACTATACAATGGCTAAACCAGCAATTACATTACGCAGTAACACAGCGCCTACACCGCTGACCTACACGCAACTAGACACAAACTTTACCAATCTCCGTGATGCTACCATAAGTCTTACCGCTGGCACTGGAGGCACTGCTGTCATCAGTGATCTTAATGGCAACATTACACTAGTGGCTGGCACTGGCATTTCACTTGCAGGCAACAACACAGCCAAAACAATTACCATTACCAGCACAAGTGGTTCTAATAGTTTTTCAACAATCACTGTAGATGGAACCAGTGTTGTTGCGGACTCTACATCGGACACATTGACATTTAATGCTGGCGCTGGCCTTGATTCAAGTGTAGACACAGGCAGTGATACAATTACTTTTAACCTAAGTTCAAGTCAAACTATTATTACCAGCATCAATCCAGGCAGTAATGCACTAACACTACAAAGCACTGCTAGTGGTGCTAATCTTAATTTCAATAATGGCAGTGTTTACAGTAAGAATTATTATCTAAGTGCGGCAACTCCAATTGCCAATACATCAACTCCTACAGTAGATCTTACACCTGCAGGCGGATTGAATGGCACTGCTTTTACATTGCAAACAGCCATAAGCAGTCTTAGTGTAACATTGTCTGCAGACCCATCAATGATGCGTCAACAGTATGTAATTTTTACCACTGACACTGGTGGTGGAACATTTACAATTTCTACAAGCCAATCTGCATTATGGGTCGATGGTGCAAAGACCTGCACAAGAGATGGTTCAACTTATGTCATGCAAATTCATTGCTATGATGCTGACAACACTGCCCCTCATGGTAACAATTACTTTATAGAACTGTTACCTTTTAGTTAATCTTTTATTGTCTTTTTCTAGGGTTTTTTTAGGTTTCTACTAAATACTAGGCGATTCGCGAAATCCGACATTAACCCTTAAGGAGATATTTTATGTCAGCAGCCAGTAATTATTTAGAGAACAAAGTCCTTGACCACGTTCTTCGTGTAGCAAGTTACACACAACCATCAGGGCTATGGTTAGCCTTGTTCACAAACACTTCAGGTTCAGCAGCCGCTAACCTAGAAGCAGGCACATTAACTGATGAAGTCAGCACTAGTGGTAGTGCTTATGCTCGTAAATCAGTGACATTTGCAGCCGCAAGTTCAGGCACATCAGCGACCAACGCAACAGTAACTTTTGATGCAGCCACAGCAAACTGGGGAACTATTACCCACATTGCAGTCATGGATGGCAGCACCGCAGGTGCAGGTAATGTATTGTTCTACGGTGCAGTTACCACAAGCAAGCAGATTGACACAGGCGATACATTCCAAGTATCAAGTGGCAACTTAACTATTGCATTGGCCTAATAGGCAATGAATAAGGCATGGGGGCGACCTCGTGCCTTATTTTACTTTAAGGATTTGACGCGATGACCATATATTATGTTGACCCAGAAAGTGGTGTCAATGCTAATGCAGGCACTAGTTTTGCATTACGCAAGAAAGATTTAACCAATGTCACAGCCACTGCTGGTGATGAAGTTCGTATTATTGCCAGTAAAGCCCCAGTAAACACTGGCCTAACGGGCACTTGGACCAGTCAGACTGGTGCAGTTGCCTCTGTAAACATTTCAAGTTCTACAAACGCTAACCCAATTGCTGTAACTACCTCAGCCGCACATGGTTTAAGCACCGGTGATACAATTTTAATTCAGAACCACACTACAAACACCAATGCCAACGGCACACATACTGTGACTGTTACTGGTTCAACAACATTTACAATTCCAGTAGGTGGCAACGGCGTAGGTGCTGCCACAGGAACTGTGCAACGACGCACAGGACAAGTAATAACATTGAGTTCAAGTGTAGTAGATAATCTAGGCTTTGCCACAGCCGCACAAGCAAGCACAGGATGGGTTGGTGCTACTAACTCAGTGTATTCAACGCAGACCAACAGTAAAGAAGGTCATTTTGCTAATCAATTGGCTGTTAACGCAACATTTACCACAGGCCAAATTGGTCGTTGCACATTGCCAGGTGGAGCACGAAATCTAAGTGGATTTAGACAAATGTGTATTTGGATGATGCAAACAGCAGGCACATTATCTAACAGCAACCTAAGAATTAACTTGTGTAGCGACACACTTGCTACCACTGTGGTTAATTCATTTGATGTTCCAGCATTTGGTGCATTGAATATTTGGTATCCTATAGTAATAGATCACGGCTCTGCATTAGGCACAAGTATTCAGTCTGTGAGTCTTGAAATTATTTCAGACCAAGGAGCACAAACATTCCGTTTTACAAATCCATTTGTTGCCAAAGCCCCTACTGCTAATGATTGCTTAACACTTAACACAATGATAGGCAAAGGCAGCACTAACACTTACTATCACATTATGAGCATTGTAGGCACAAGAGTTGTTTTAGACAACGGTGCTACTATGCCCAACCAAGCCAGGTTACCAGTTACTGCTACAGAAACTGTGGCTATATGGAAACAAGACCCGCTGATTTGTAATACACAACAAAGCACTACATCAATGTCAGGTAGTTCAGGCAATCCAGTGACCATAAGTGGTGGTTGGAATCGCACTGACATGTCAACACAAACAGGTGAAAGTGCCTATGATTTCCAATTTAGAGTGGCTGCTGGTTTTGCTTCAGCCACTGGTTATCTTGATATCAGCAACATCAGTGCAAGCCGTGTAGCAGGCACTGCTGTTAGTATTAGCGGTGGTATTGGCAGTGTTGTTGATGTAAATCAAATTACTGCCTGTGCTAATACCAGTGGTGTTACTGTTGGTGTTGGTGCTAACCCTGCATTAATCACAGCGGCTAAAATAGATTTTAATTCAACAACTCGAGGACTCAGTGTTGAAAATACTGCTGGTAACTACACAGGCAGTTATGGCGTTGACTACATTGGCGCAGCCAACCACGCTGAAGCAATCTTTTCATCAACGCCTGGTGCTGTTTTTGAAACAGTTGGCACTATTGAAAACTGCGGTGGTTATGGTGTAAGAATACAAGGTGGTAATCAACGCTTCAAATCAATTACACAAATTAAAAACATGGGCAATGTGCCATTCTATTGTAGTGGTCCTGCTAATGGATTAAGAATTGACAGTGCTGGCACTTGGAGTAACAACACTGGTTATGCACTGCTGGCCTATGGTGATGCTTATATCAATAACTTAACCACAACTGGTCACACTGGTGTAGTATCAACACAGGCATTTACTGAAAAAATCTACGCAAGAAACTGCACATTCAACGAAGCAACCAAAGTTCAATATGCCGGCAACTATCAAAACATTGCACTATACAGTCAAAACAACAGTGGCAGTGGCCTGGATGTTATCTACACTGATGGTGGAACTATTGAAAGTGACACAACTACAAGACACACAGCCAGTGGTAAGAGTTGGGCACTAAAACCAACAAGCACTACACTGAGAACTCAGACTTGTCCGCTTGATTTAACCATAGCAAGAATTGCTGTTAGTGCTAACAGTCTTGTTACAGTCAAAGCCTGGATGCAGAGAACAAACACAGCATTGAACATGAAACTTGTTTGTCCAGGTGGACAAATTGCTGGTGTCAGCACAGATGTTGAAGCCAGCGTCACAGCCAGTGCTAACACTTGGGAAGAATTAACTATAACATTTACTCCTACTGAAGCAGGTGTTGTTGCCATTGAAGCAATAGCATGGGGCGGTTCAACACATACAGGTTATGTTGATGACCTAACAATCACGCAGGCATAATATGGCACTAAAGACCAAACTTGAACTAGAAACATTAGATGTAGTCTATCTTGGACAACCATTTGTTCAAGTAGCCACTACGGCTATTGTGGCCACTAACCTTGACACAGTCTATCAAGCACAACCATTTTATGCTGTTGATCCAGCAGGAGGCGTCGTTGAAGAAGGTGCGGCTGCATTATCAAGCACAGTTACATTGTCTGCAGATGCAAACAGAATTAAAGAATTTGATATTGCGTTGACATCTGCATTTGCACCAACAATGACAGTGATTGCCATTAAGAATATTGGCTCTGTGTTGAATATAGTCTCAACAATGTCTGCTGATGCGGTGCGTAATCGTAGCACTGACATCACCTTAGACAGCATTGCCAATTTTAATGCACAAGCAGGAATAACCAAAACTGTTGAGTCAGATATTAGTAGTGCTTTAACAATAACTGCGGATGCGGGCAAACTTGTTGAAGCAGATGCATACCTTGAATATGAAATTCCCAATATTTCTGTAGATGCAGAAAAAGTAGTCGAAGCAGACGCATATCTCGAATATGAGATTCCTAATATTTTCGTAGATGTTGAAAAGATAGTATCAGCATCTTGTGATCAGTCAGTTGCTGCCACAGTCAGCGCAGAAATCTTAAAAATAATAAGTTTTGAAATCAATGCTGGAAGTTTGTTCAGTCCTAGTATCACTGTGGTGGCTACTAAGAACAGCACAGCAATTTTAGATAGTGCATTTACATTTACGGCCAATATAAGTTCTATAATAGAATTTGCCTCTAGTATTTCTAGCAGTGCTAGTTTATCTTCAAATTCAGGCAAGTTACAAACAGCACAGTCAAATCAAACAGCCGTAACTTCAATACGATTCACTAGATATGTTGGTGGCACAAGACCACAACAAGTTAGTGTTATCAGCGGTAGTGCTGACACCAGCGATATATTACAAAAATATGGCCGTAATTTAAGAATCGGCAGTGGCTATGTGCGTATGGCCAACAGCGGTGACTACATCATACGCAGTGGTGAAAACTTTATTTTTGAAGTATGGTATCTCAGTAATGCTCAAGTCTATCCTAACAACCAAGCGGTGTTATTTGGTGTAGGTCAAGGCGCAACAGGATCTCCAGGTAGTGTTACAGCATCAACACACAGTTGGTTTGTTAGTTCTCCTAGTGCTACTGCTGGCACATATTGGGAATTAAAATACAAAAATACTACCACAACATTTGGCACCATAACTTCTACCAGCAGACCTAATCCTGCAAATTGGCAGCACATTGCTTTTAGAAGGATCAATGGCACTACATTACAATTATTAGTCAACAACACAGTAGTAGGCAGTGCCACATACAGTGGTGAAATCTTTAGACCTAGTAGCAGTAATATCACAAACTGTGCAATGTTCTATCGCAGTAATGGCCAAAATACTACATTGTATGATGAAGCCAGTTTCCAAATCGGTGCTAACACAGTATTAGGTTACACTGGTGAAATTTACAATGATCCAGACACCCACGTATTGCTACAACACTTTGCTGGCAACTTTGATGATGACATAAGTTATGTGGCATTTGCCAATGCTGCCTTAACATCATCTGCCACAGTTACAGCCCAGGGCAAAGAAACTGCTAGTTTATCAGCAAACTTGTCTTCACAGGCTACTGTTAGCGCCACAGTATCGACCTTTACACAGTTTTCTGCAGATCTAGTCAGTGAAGGATTTGTAGTCACTGCCGCAGGAGAGATTACTCCTGGCCTAGCAGAACTATCTAGCAACTTTGCTTTAACCTGTGCAAACATTAGAGTTAGAACTGCTCAAGCCGCATTGACCAGCACTGCCGCACTAACTGCTGATGTGGAAGAACGAGATCTTGCCACAGCCGCTTTAACATCAACATTTACTTTAACTGGCAGTCTCAAAGGTATACAACAAAATGGTCGTGCTAACTTAAACAGCACAGCCAGTTTGGTCTGCAATGCAAACGAAAACCCACTACCAGCAAATCCAAACACAATAAACTACCTAGATAGTTTTACTCTTGATTACAGACCAGTATTTGCTATCAATACACCAAGTTCAAGAACATTTTCTACAGTAAGTGTGATTGATGTTAGATCTACAACAACACCAAGTAGCATAGAACAACTAGGTTCATCAACTTACATTGGTCCTGTAACAACAACGCTGGTATTAAACAACAATCCGCCATCAAGTAATTCTACTTTATATGGCGACAGTTATATTGTATTTTCTATACTATATGGAACTAAGATTGATATAGACACTGTAAGATGGAATAGGAGATTTTTCTATCCATCTACTACAGCATCTATTCCATTAATGACTTGGTCTGATATCACTGGTTGGAATTATTCAGTTAACGATTTCAGAATTGTTGCGGATGTTGATGATGCTAATTTGTTCAAAGTCTATAGAAAGGCTGGATCAAATTATGTATTGTTGTCTGGAACTTACAATAATTCTGCTGGAACTACGGAAGATATAAACGGAAATATAATTTTTCCAGACTTGATATTTTCTAATGTTGATAGTCTTTATAATGTCAGCGACACAACCGGTCAACACCCAGATTATACAACCAGCACCAATTCAGTTACCAATGTAACTTATACTCCAACTGTTACATCATATTCTGGTCCTCAAAAGATAGCCAGTTTAGATTTGACAGCAGTTAGTTCTGTTAGTGCAAGTGCAGATAGAGTTAAATTTGGTGCAGGCGATTTTACTTCTACTGCAACACAGTCAGCAACAATATCTAGAAGAAGAAATATATCTTCTACATTGACTTCAACTGCAACATTATCTGCAACTGCAACTAATGTAAGAAGAGTCAACGCCGCATTAAGTTCGTCTGCCGCAGTATCTGCACAGGCTACTGCAAGCAAGTCTGCTTCTAGTAATTTAACCACCGCAGTTTCTCTAACTGCCAATAACACTAGACTTCGTTACAATTCAGCATCAGTGTTGGCACAAGCAACTGTGTCAGCCAATGCAATAAAGACAGCAGTCAGTGCTTCAAGTCAAACAGCAGTGGCAAGTCAAACAGCCATTAACACAAGAATACGCAGTTTTGATACAAGTTTTGAATCTATTGCAAGTCAACTCACAGCGGTGGCAAAAGTTGGCCAAGGATTTATCACTGTTGATGCAGTCAGCACCTTAACAGCACAGGCAACATTAACTTCTAGTTCTTTAGCCAATATTCAAAGTCAAGCAACGCTGAATGCCACAGTGTTTAGAGTTGCTAGTGCAAATATTCAAGCACAAGCACAGATAACTGTTACTGCTAACAGCAATTATTTTAAAGGCGCATCTGCTGGCATTACCGCTAGTGCTACACTAACAGCGGCACCTACTAAGTCAGTAGTGGCTAACGCCGCAGTTGCATCTGCGTTTAATTTACAAACAATCAACACAAGAGTTCGTCCTGCATCTTCTAGCATCAATGCTAATGCTACACTCACAGCAGAAGTTAATTCTGAAGTGTTCATTATTGCCAATTTAAGCAGTTCATCTACTGTTAATGCTATTGGTTACTTTATTGTTAATGGACGTGCTAACCTAACAGCCTTTAACACAGTATTGACTGTAGGCGATGTTATACAGTTAGACCCATACCTAACTTACCTAGTAGAGCAAGAAACTCGTGACTTCTTAGTCAGTGAAGAAACAAGATTGTTTGTCACTGAACCAGAAACAAGATTGTTTGTTGTCAGCGAAGAAACTCGTGATTACGTCATTGAACGCAACACAGCCGTAAATATCATATAAGGAAATATTATGAGCACATTAGAAATAACAGGATACCAAAAGGATCAACAAGGTATCTGGATTCCAAAAGATCCTGAAGCACAGTTAGTCTATACATTTGATTGGAGTGAGTGGTTGCCTACTGGTGATACTATTGCTTCAGTTTCTTACTCATTGCAAGTTCGTGCCAATGACCCAACCCCATTAGTCCGTGAAAGCCAGGGTGTAAGTGCTGGCACAAAGACCTATGTAGAAATCAGTGGCGGTGGTGCTGGTAAGATTTACACAGTCACAGCAGAAGTTACCACAAGCGATGGCAGTGTTGATCGCCGTAGTTTCCGAATTAAAGTAGAAAACCGTTAATGCCACTAAGTCAAGCACAGCAAAAAATAGTAGAAGACCAGCACAGATTTCGTGTTGTGATTGCTGGTCGTCGTTTTGGCAAGACGCACTTGGCCATACGCGAACTCTGCTATCATGCTCGTATTCCTAATCAAGAAGTGTGGTATGTTGCCCCTACATACCGACAGGCCAAGATGATTACTTGGAAGAAATTGCGTGAAAAGATTGTGGACCTACGCTGGGCTAAAAAGATTAATGAGTCAGAACTCAGCATTACCCTTAAGAATGGTTCAACCATAGCACTAAAAGGTGCTGACAACTATGATTCATTGCGTGGTGTAGGCTTGGACTTTTTAGTAATGGATGAGTTTGCTGACATAGATCCAGAAGCATTTTATGAAACACTACGTCCAACACTTGCTGACAAAATGGGCCGTGCATTGTTTATTGGCACGCCAAAAGGCATAGGCAATTGGGCACATGACTTGTATCAAATGCCTATGGAAAATCCCAACACTTGGGCAAGTTATCAGTTTACTACCATTGATGGTGGTAATGTTCCTGCAGAAGAAATTGAATCAGCCAAGCGTGATTTAGATGAACGCACATTCCGCCAGGAGTTCTTAGCAACCTTTGAAACTTATGCTGGTAGAATTTACTACAGTTTTGATAGAAAAACTCATGTAGAAGACGGTGCATTTGAAGCAAAAGACTTAGATGTAATCTATGTAGGCATGGACTTTAACATAGATCCAATGTCAGCAGTAATAGCCATTAGAAAAGGAGACGATCTCTGTGTTATCGACGAAATCCGTATGTTTTCTTCTAACACCCAAGAAGCGGTGGATGAAATTAAGAGCCGATATCCAAAGAGTAAAGTCTGGGTCTATCCAGATCCAGCGGCCAGACAAAGAAAAACCAGTGCTGGCGGCTTTACTGACCTCACCATCTTGCAGAACGCAGGATTTGTCGTCAAGTGCCCAACAAGCCACACACCAGTCAGAGACAGAATCAACGCAGTAAACAGCAGATTATTAGATGCGAAGGGCATAAAACACCTGTTCTTCCGCCCTAATGTTAAATATACAATCGAGGGTTTAGAACGCCATACCTACAAAGAAGGCACCACACAGCCAGACAAAGATTCTGGCTATGATCACATGATGGATGCACTAGGTTATATGGTGGACTATTTGTTCCCAATAAAACGCGAACGCGAACAACGATATGAGCCCAAGCGTTGGACACATCAAATAGCATAATAGGAAAAGACAATGAATCAAACAATGTTAGAACAGTATATGTATGCAATAAGCACCAATATACTTTACCAACGCAATCAAGACAACTGGGAGTTTTTACTCAACAGTTACATGGGCGGTGAGGAATATAAGCGTGCCGCATATTTGACTAGATATGTCAATGAAACAGAAAGCGAATACAATGGACGCTTAAACACCACATTTGTAGAAAATCACTGCAAGTCAGTAATTCAAACTTATGTAAGTTTCTTGTTCCGCGAACAGCCAGACAGAGATTTAGGCTTACTTGAATATGACTTAATGGTCCGTGAATTTCTAGAAGACGCTGACTTAGATGGACGCAGTTTTGATGCGTTTATGAAAGAAGTCAGTATTTGGGCAAGTGTGTTTGGACATTGCTGGGTAATGATGGCTAAACCAAACATCAACGCACAAACACTAGGTGAAGAAATGGCCATGGGTGTCAGACCTTATGTTACATTGCTGACACCACTCACTGTCATGGATTGGCAGTGGAGCCGTGATGCACTAGGCCGTTTTGAATTACAATATCTCAAATACACAGAAGAAGTCAATGACACATTTACCACTATCAAAGAGTGGACTAAAACTGCCATTGTAACCAAAGTTGTCAATCACAAAGATAAAAAAATCGAAAGCGAAGTTATTGAATCCAATGGACTAGGCAAGATACCAGCAATATTGGCCTACAATCACCGTAGCCCAGTTCGTGGCATTGGTGTCAGTGACATTGCTGACATTGCGTCAGCAGTTAAGTATATCTACAATCTAACATCAGAAGTAGAGCAAAGCATTCGTATTAACGGACACCCTGCATTGGTTAAAACAGCAGGCACAGAAGCAGCCGCTGGTGCTGGTGCAATTATTTCTATGGAAGACAACTTGGACAGTGGACTAAAGCCATATATGCTTAGTGTAAGCACTGACACTAATCAAATCTATCAAGCCATAGAACATACTATTGAAGCCATTGACAAGATGGCCAACACTGGCAGCATCCGTAGCACAGAAGCACGACGCCTTAGTGGTGTGGCACAAGAACAAGAGTTTCAATTACTCAATGCCAAACTAAGCGAAAAAGCAGACAACCTAGAATTAGTTGAAGAACAGTTATGGCAGTTATGGTGTGACTATCAAGGCAAATCCTGGGATGGTAAAATTGAATATCCTGGATCATTTAACATCAAAGACAACATGGGTGAAGTTGAGAAACTTGCTCGTGCTAAGACAGCGGCCACAGACCCACGTGTATTGCAATGGATCGACCACGAACTGTTAGAAGCCCTAGATGGTGAGGCCGACATGATTACTCCAGAAGTATACAATCCTGAAGAGATCCCTATGGAGAAGCCATTTGAGCCACACTACATGATTGATCCTGAAACAGGTAAAAAGTATATTGCTAGAACTGAAGCAGAACATATTGCCTATGCAGAATTAGGTTATGTTCATGAAGACGAATGAAATTAAAGTCAACAGAAATTAAGGCATATCGTGAAGCACAATTATCACATCAAAATTATAAATGTGCCTTATGCGGTGAAGATATCCAGGACGACGCAGTGCTTGACCACTGCCACAAGACTGGGTTCCTAAGGCAAGTATTACATAGGGGTTGTAACTCATTACTAGGCAAGATAGAAAATTCAATGCCTCGCAGTCGTGTAGACATCCGTAGATTAGAGGGCATAGCCCACAACCTCGTTAATTACTTGACAACAACACATACAGAGATTACTCATCCAACTCACTTAAACAAGGAAGAAAAAAATGCGAAACTTGCCCGTAAGAGGAAGCAGAACAGAAAAAAATCGAAAGAAACGTCCAGGTCCTAAAAAGAAGGGCTATTAAACCGTTTTTAACATACTCTTTACAGAGTCGTATAAATAACTTTATAACTCATTAAGGAGGCGATGCCACAATGTCAGACAATACATTGGTTAACGATATGGGAACTGATCCCGCAGGCGAAACTGCAAATCAGGCACAAGCAGTCAAAACCTATACACAAGATGAAGTAGACAACATGATGGCCCGTATGCGCGGATCATTAGAAAAGAAACTTCTAAAACCCTACCAAGATTTAGGTGATCCTGAAGAACTACGCACTATCAAAAGTGAGTATGAAAAGAAGCAACAGGAACAGCAAGTCAAGCGTGGTGAGTTTGAAAAAATCTTACAGGAAAAGGCTGAAAAATGGAATCAAGAAATCCAAAAGAGAGATAGCGTTATTAAGGATTACAAGATTAATACGCCTTTACTCAGTGCCGCGGCTCAGTTTCGTGCTGTAAATGCAGAACAAGTAAAGAGTTTGTTAAGTCAAAATGTAAGACTTAATAATGATGGTGAAGTAGAAGTTGTAGATACTAAAGGCGCAGTTCGTTATAAAGACAACGGCACCCCTTTGGCAGTAGATGACCTAGTGCGAGAATTCCTGGATTCGAATCCGCACTTCGTAGCACCTACTCCAGCAACTACTAATACCAAAAGTAATGTTGCAGACATAAAGTCTAGCAAAGTTGATATCTCGAAGTTGGATATGAAAAATCCTGAGCACAGAAAACTGTATCAGGAATACCGTAAACAAAACGGAATAGCCTAACAATCTTAAGGAGATATTAAAATGGCAAATGAAAGCACAACCACAAGTCTGAATGACTTGTTACCATCGATCGTTGCAGAAGCAATGTTCGTAGCCAACGAGCGCAGTATCATGCGTGGTTTGGTAAAAAATTATGCACTAGCAAATGGCAACGGTAAGACAATTACTGTGCCTATCTATCCAAAGCAAACAGCCGCTGGTGTAAGCGAAGGCACTGACTTGACCAACACAGAAGTTGCAACATCTGGTGCAACATTGACTGTTGCTGAAGTTGGTATCATGACAACTGTTACTGATATGGCTCGTCGCGCTTCAGCAAGCAATGTTATTGCTGATGTTGGCCGTTTATTCGGTGAAGCAATTGCCGCTAAGATGGACAAAGACCTAACAGCCTTGTTCGCTGGTTTCTCAGCAGGTGACGGTGATTACACAACTCAAATCACAGCCGCTTCAATCTTCAAAGCAGTTAGCAAGTTGCGTGGTCAAGGCGTGCCAGCAGACGGTATCGTTTGCGTATTGCACCCAGAAATTGCCTATGACTTAAAGGCTGCATTGACAACTGGTGGAAGCACAGCCGCTTTTGCTGGTGGTTATGGTGTTGGCGATTTGGCTAACGAAGCAATGCGTGAAGGTTATGTTGGTCGTTTGGCTGGTATCCCAGTATTTGAAACTTCTAACATTGACTATGTAACTAACGCTGGTGACTTCCCAGGTGCTGTATTCCACCGCGATGCGTTGGGTCTAGCATTGATGCAAGACATCCAGATCGAAACACAGCGTGATGCAAGTCTTCGTGCTGATGAGATCGTTGCTACTGCCGTTTACGGTGTTGGCGAACTTTATGACGGCTACGGTCGTTTCTTGAAGTATGACAGTTCTATCTAATCACTAGTTCTGATTAGATTCTCCGCCCCTCTAATACTACTAATATTAGGGGGGTTTTTCTTGGGCGGACTAAATACTCTTATAGCAATGAGTAGGACTCATTCGCATCTTATTAACGGAAGAAGGACTTCTTGACATGGCATACGCTACCCTTGACGACTTATTGCAGGTCGAACCAACTATACAGGATTATGGTGTTCTTGATTGGGACACTGAACTTGCACGAAGTGAAACCGAAGTCAAGCGGATCATCAAAGTCCGCTGGTGGCAAGGATATGCTAAGTCAAAAGCCATTACCACAGACATTGACTTCGACAAACTAGACGATGCTCAATGGACTCAAGCCACTGTATATCACGCACTAGCATATCACATTGCTCCTAAACTAACACAGTTTAGTGGTGCGGAGCCAGATAAGTTCCAAGTAATGATGGAATACTATCAAGGTCGCTTTGAACATGAAATTGATTTAGTGTTACGCGAAGGTGTCAAGTATGATGCTGATGGCGACAGCACTTATGAATTCAACACTGAAGTTCAAAGTCGTGATACACAGAGGTTACGCAGATGAGTCTACGTCAACAAATCATTGAAAAAATCGAAAAAGCAATACGCGAAGTTGAAGAACCTCGTGTTAGTTTTGTTACCCGGGAGCCTTTCAATGTTCTCGAAATTGCCATCACGCAATTCCCTGCAGTTCTAATCACATTCATTGAAGAAACCAGATCTACTATAACTATGGGTCAAAATAGTTTTGGCCGTAGACAAGGCGAGATATTGGTCAATTTGCGTTGCTATGTTCGCGGCAATGAATTAGACGGCAAGCGTAATCTATTGCTTGAAGCCATTGAAGAACAATTAGAAAAGAATCGCAATCTTGAATTACAATCAAGTGGCGTCACAGACACACAAGTGACTAGGATCGAAGTTATAGAGCGTATGCCTCCATTGGCAGAGTTTTTAATTGAAGTCACTGTGCGTTATAACTATCTTAGAGGAAACACCTAATGAGTAAAATTAGTGTAGTTAAAAATAGAGA